CTATGCATTATCTAACAGAGACGATACAAGTTTCTGGAAAGAATATACAGATATGGATATGAGTGAAACTGTATGGGAACACTATAAAAAGACTGGAAACAAATATACTAATCTTTATCCCGATGCTATATGGGCAACACTAGCTCTTTACTACGATAATTTCAAGCATTTTTCCGGAAAATAATCAACAAAAAACAAAAAAAGATGTAAGTCCTTGATTTTTAAGGGTTTTTTTCTGCTGAATAAGGTTGACATATAAGACGTCTTACTGTAAACTGTAAGTATAGTTAGAAATAAAGGAGCAATAAATGAAATATAAACTTTTTCAAATTCACGTTACAAAAGCAGAGCATGATAAAATTAATGCTGAAGGTCATAATTCTGTAGAAAAGCATAAACTTAAACTTGATATGTCTTTCGCTAGAGATAATACTTCATCAATTGCTAAAGAAGCATTTGACAAAGGTTATTATACACACGTTTCAAATATTACAACTGAAAAAGGTCTTGAAGGTGTATTTGAAGTAGGTAATATTGGTCCAGAAGAAAATATTGAAAGACTTCACCCTATGTATTCAACTTCAGTAGGTGATATTGTTGTTGATCCTGAAGGTAACAAACACGTTGTTGCTAGTTTAGGTTTCCAAGAGGTAGTATAATGAAACTCCAACCTGAAGAAGTAGTTGAAGCTATTGCTCGTTTAGATCACGAAAGCAAACAAGAATTCGCAAACATCTTAGTAACTAAATGGTCCACACTTGCTGGTCATGTATCATCCATGATTGACCGAGAATTGCAAGATTTAGACGTAAACAACCATTTTTCTGCCAAAGATGATATATACAAAAAATAACTAAAGGAGATTTCTGATGGGACTATTAAAGTCCGCGAAAAGAAAGAAGCCAAGAGCTTCAGTATATCGCACACCTAAATCTAAACTACAAGAACCTAAATGGGATGGTTGGGAAGAATGGTCTGGTGAACAATTTCATCGAGCATCTAGTTCAGCTAATAGCTGGTATTATGAACATTATAAAACTAGTGAACTACAAGAACACATTTGGCCTTGGATGTTGGCTAATGGATATGATAAGCAACATATTCGTAAAGCTAAAGCAGGTGCAGTTCACCTATCAGCAGTAGTAGGTTATAATTGTAGACAGTTGACATTAGGTAAACCGGATTATAATGAAAAAGAAGATCAGTATTGGGATAGTTTACCAGGTACAATGGGTAAAATGCAACCCACATCTGATTTTTTACATAAACAAATTAAAAAAGCAATGATAGATGGAGAAGAAAAAGTAGAAGAAGCAGAAAAACAGAAAGCTGAAGAAGAACGTAAACTGGCTATAAAGAAACAGCCTAGTATACAAGACCGTCTTCATCATGCTTCTTTAGAAATGACATTGCCTATTGAAGAATTTTTAGATAGTTGGTATACTAATTATGATAAAAAAGCATTAGACGATTTTGATCCAGCTAAACTGTTTCGTAGACTGGGTGTAAAAACAGCTCATGCTAGAATTATAAGAAATTACTATACTCCTGGGTTGCAAGAAATGGAAGATTTAAATAGTCCTCCTACAAAAGCTCAACTTGATAAAATGGATGAAAAAGAAAAAGACATTGCAGAACAGTTACAAGAAGGATATGACCATTTAGATAGTAAACAAAAAAAATTAGCTCTACAATGTTTTAGAAAAATCGTTGATGCTTGTGATATACTAGAAGCTGAAGGAAAAGCTAATCGTAAAACACGTAAAGTTAGATTAAAAAGTCCAGAAGACATTGTTAAAAAACTTAAATTTAAACAAAGCGATACAACACATGGTTTGGCTAGTGTAGAACCTAGTAATATACCTTATACACGTATCTTAGTAGTGTTTAATACAAAGAATCGTAAGCTAGGAGCTTATTATGCTAAAAATGTAGACCCACTTAATGCTAGAAGACCTGGTACAGGGTTAAGTGTTAAAGGAACTACAATAACAGGTTATGATGAGACCAAAAGTATACAAATGACACTACGAAAACCAAGTGAATTCTTACCAGAAATCAAAAAAGCTACTAGACATAAGTTTGAGAAGCAATTTGAGACTCTCAAAACAACTCAAACCAAACTAAACGGTAGAATTAACAACGAGACCATCCTATTAGCCTGCTACGATAAGTAAAATCTGATAAATACAATACGTAGTAGGAGAAACTAACATATGGCGAATGCATTTAACAAACTTCAAAAAGAAATAGAACTTCGTATGGGTGGAGGAATGATTGATGTTGAGCTAGATCCGGAACATTATGAACTAGCAATAAACAAGTCATTACAAAAATACCGTCAACGTGCAGAAAATGCAGTTGAAGAGAGTCTAATGATTCTTGAAATGATTGAAGGTCAAGCAGAATACACATTACCAGAAGAAGTAATGGAAGTTAAAGACATTTACAGACGTACAACAGGCGTAAGCAGTGGTACTGGTAACGATATTGAGCCTTTCCAAGCGGCGTATCTAAATACATACCTATTAGGTAGTACACGTAATGGTGGATTATCAAGTTTTGATTTTTTACAACAAAATAGAGAAACAATGGGTAGACTTTTTGGTGCAGAATTATTGTTTACTTGGAGACCTCAAGATAAAAAGTTAATCCTACATAGAAAAATTAAAGCAGATGACAATGCAGTTCTGCATTGTTACAATTACAGACCAACTGAAAGTTTATTAGAAGACACTTATGCAAGTCCTTGGCTAAAAGACTATGCCTTTGCTCATGCTAAGATGATTTTATCAGAAGCAAGAGGTAAGTTTACTCAAATAGCAGGTCCACAAGGTGGAACTACAATGAACGCAGATCAATTAAGAGCTGATGCACAGGCTGAGATTGATAAACTTGAAACTGAACTAACATTATACAACGATGGTAGTACAGGTTTAGGTTTTGTAATAGGATAATCAAATGCAATTAGGCAAATACCACTGTACTATAGATGAGATTACGTATGACCGTAATGAGTTATTAGAATTTGTAAATCAACATAGACATAACATAATGCAATTTGGTGATTATATGCAATATCTATCTCCAGAAAAAAGAGAATTTAAAGGACGTGATGGTATGAATGCTATTGCAGTTCAAAAAACTGAAGGTAAAGATTTACTAGAATATCCTGTAGTGAAAAAATATGTGGATATGTTTAATTTTGCACAACCCATTGCTCCACGTGATATTGATTTACTACATTATGATCCAGGATACTCATTTCATCCACATACTGATCATTATATGTGGTGTGGTATAATGTTTCCTATTGAGCCAGAAGATGCAGGTGAGCCAATTAGTTTTTATAGTAGAGAAGGTCAAGAACCAGAACGTAATGTAAACTATGAAAAAAGAGGTTGGACTGACGAAGACATAGAATACAACCATTACTATAGTAATAAACACCCTACCCTTTTCAACGGAATGATTGTACATGGTGTTCCAAAGATATCTAGAGAGAGAATATACCTAAGAATTAAAGTCTTAGGAGAAAAGTTTGAAAACGTAGTAGAAAAACTAAAAAATAAAAACTTTGTGATTGACAATTAACCCAAAACTCATTATAATAATAGTATGAAAAAAGTAATAGGTATATGTGGCCTTATTGGTCATGGAAAAGATACAGCCGCAGGATTCCTAATTGAAGAAGGATTTCAAAGAGTAAGTTTTGCTGGAGTATTAAAAGATGCCTGTGCTAATATATTTGGTTGGGATAGAATACTTCTAGAAGGCAACACCACTGAAAGTAGAGCATTTAGAGAACAAACAGATGAATGGTGGAGTAAACGTTTAGATATACCTAACTTTACACCACGTTATGCACTTCAGTATGTTGGTACAGATGTATTAAGAACACATTTTCATCCAGACATATGGGTAGCGGCTTGTGAAAGACAAGTACAACAGACAGAAAAAAATGTAGTTATAAGTGATTGTAGATTTTTTAATGAACTTGATGCAATTCAAAACATGGGTGGCCGAACTGTAGTAGTATGGAGAGAAGAAAAACCAGAATGGTGGCACAATGCTTCAGAGCTAAATCATGCTAACTACAAAAAGAAATCAAATATGGTAGATAGTATGAAATCAAATTATCCAGATGTACACAAAAGTGAATGGAGCTGGGCAGGTTGGGATTTCGATTTACAATTAGATAATAACTCAACATTAGAATCATTTAAAACACAGACAATCAGTAAAATTATAGAATAAATACTATAAAGAAGGATTTATAGTATGGACAACTTAACTAAAGTTAAAGACTTTATTAACGATTGTAAACAGTATCAACATTATCAATTTTTAAAACCAGTACCAGATTATTTTGTTGGATGGCAAAAACATCCACGAGTAAAACGTGACTATTGTAAATGGATTATGACTGAATCAAATTGTCCTACATTATTACTTGATATAGAATTTCCACATAAAGAAGTAGCTAAAGAAGCTGAAGCATTATTAGATAGATATATTAAACATAGAGGAGATATACATCCTGGTTGGGCAAGTATTGCAGTACATGGACAAGGTTCTCAATATACTGATTCACCAGATGCTTATATAGAACAAGGAGTATTTACAAAAGAAGACAGTCCACCATTTGATTGGACCGATATAGCTGATCAATGTCCTGTAACTGTAGAGTGGTTAAAGAAATGGCCATTTGAGAAGTTACACAGATGTAGATTTATGTTGTTAGAACCAAATGGTTATATAAAACCACACGTAGATTTTAAACAAAGAAAATTAGCCGCATTCAATATAGCAATAACAAACCCAGACGGTGTAGAGTTTGCCATGCAAGACGCAGGACTAGTTCCGTGGAAACCCGGAGATGTAAGAGGAATAGACGTAGGTAGGCATCATTCAGTCATTAACAATAGTGATAAAAATAGAATACACATGATCGTTCACGGTCATTGGGGAGAAGGGTTTGAAGATCTAATTTGTCGTAGTTTTGATCGTCTATTAAGCACAATTAAAACATAATTTAACTCTGTAACCGGGGTTTTTACACGATTTTAAATAAATACTACATATAAGAGATTACTAAACAATTAGAATAATCTAATATTTTAAAAAGGAGCATATCATGGCAAATCTTGTTTCACCTGGCGTACAGGTAACAGTAACAGACGAATCAGTATACGGCCCAGCAGGCGCTGGTACGGTTCCAATGTTGTTTATTGCCACTGGTCAGGACAAGGTTGATCCAACCCTTACTGAGTCAGACGGCATAGCGAAATATACAAAGTCTGCTAATGCAAACAAGCCAATATTAGTTACATCACAGAGAGAATTAACTCAATACTTTGGTAATGTTGACTTCCGTAAGGTAAGTGGAACAGTACAACAAGGTGATGAAACTAACGAATATGGTTTATTAGCGGCATACTCATTCTTAGGTCAAGCCTCAGCGGCATACATCTCACGTGCAGATGTTGATTTAAATGAATTAAGACCGGCTTCATCAGAGCCAACAGGAGATCCAGCAAATTTAACATACTGGATTAAACCTTCAACTTCATCATTTGGTATTTGGAAGTATAGTACTGCAAATACTGCTTGGGAAGAACAAACTCCAACAGTTGAAATTACATCAAGTGGTGCA